AGGTTGCATTAGCCTGGATTACACTAACAGTTGACTGACTATTAGTTATATCAGATTCCACTACCACTACTTTCCTTTGGCCACTCATAGCTCCAATCATTTGACTTTGATTATTAGCATTAAATTGTGCCTCTGAAAAAGCAGGAGAACTCATTAACCCTCCATCAGCAAACTTAACACCACCTCCTGCTTGATTCATAGATGATAATTGATTTTTAAACATTGCTGTACTTCTTTTATTTATAACAGCTTCTCCACCTTCTAATTCGTTTACCCTACCACCTACTGCAAACTTAACTCCCCCCTGTGCATGACTTGCTCCATGAACCATTCCTCCATTGGCGAATTTATTCTCACCATCAATAACTCCGCCATGCTCAAATTTCATCCGCATAACCTTCGCAACCATAGCGGCCATAGCTACCATAGCAACTATACCGAAAGGCCCCAAACCCTTAGCCGAATCTAAAATAGCACTTATTGCTTTTGGTATAAGCCCAAGAGTTGTGGCTATTGTATTTGCTATTGTTGAGCCTGTAGCTATATTTTCTGATGCAGCCTTTTTCGTATTAGCTAAAGTTTCTAGGTTTGTAGTTAGAGATGTTATAGCGGATATTATATTTGCAGCTTGAGATATTTTATTGCCTAGTTCTTTTATATGATTAAGTTTTTCATTATCTCCTGCCAAGTTTGTCAACGCACTACCAACCCCACTCATAGCTCCTATCTGCTCCTGAAGTTCAGCCATATTCTGTTCGTGTAACTGCCTGTTGCTTTGTGCTATCTTCTCGTTATTACCTGTTAATACCATTCTATAAATATCGTGAAGATTACCTTTAGTAGTAAGAAAGTTTATCTCTTGCTGAATTAATGCAGTTTGCCCTTGTTCTGTCAAACTCCCATTAACAGTAAATTCTTCTTTTATCTCATTTTTTCTAAATATATTCTTTTTATTTAGATTACTCATTTCTATTTTAAAAGCATTGGCTTGTAGCTTCAGCTTAAGGTCTAACTCTTTTTGCTCAAATGCAGTCATCTTATCTACATTAGCTTTCTTGTCTTTTTCCTTGCCTTTAAGAGTTTCTAGGTAGGCTGACTTTTCTTTTTTTATCATATCAAGCTGAACCTGTAATACTCTTGTAGCATACTGTTCGTCACTTAGTCCTAACTTGAGCCTTTCATCTTTTACTTTATTTATTGCTATTGCAGTTTCAGTTGACCAATTCTTAATTGTTGTGATATTATCATCTGTAACTTTCTTTGATTTTATTCCTGCCAAAATCAATGCTCCTATTCCCCCTTCCCCTGCTAATTTATCAAATGCTGCTGTTACAATCTCTATCTCTTTATCTGAATCTGTAAGACCTTTTACCATTTGGTCAATGTTATCAAAACCACCCTCCTTCATTATTTTGTTAAAAATATCAAAAGAAGCTTCCCCTGTCGCTCTCTGTTCTGCTGACATGTTTTTAGCACTTTTCCTTGCGTATTCATAAAACCTTTTAAATCTCTCTACATTGTCTAAGCTCCCCCAATCAAAAGAAGCTGCAATTTTTTGTCTAGTAATCTCTGCATTAGCAGCAATTTCAGTAACCTTCTCCATTTGCTTCTCAAATCCTTTTATTAAAGCTTGATTCATTAATGATTTAGTTAGATTTTCAATAGCCAAAGCCACATCCTCAATAGATGTTTTTTCAGTAATTAAAGATTCATCATTCTTTTTTAGCTCTCTACTTAAACTTCTTGTTAAGATAGCTGCCTGACCCTTATACTTATTGTAGGTTTTTTGATTAACAAGACCACCCTTTATAGCCACCCCCTCTTTATCTAAAGAAATCAGGCCATCATCTATCATTTTATTCATCAACCCCCTAACTCTTATTAATTCTTCTGAGCTTGTTTTAATCTTTTCTATTGGCTGTATAGAATCGTGAAAAGAATCTGTAATCAAATCAGTTTTAGAAGCAACCAATTCTGCAGCTTCTTCAGTTTTCATTAGCAAAGGAACTAACTCTGTAAGGCCTATTATTAAAAGACCTATTCCTGTACTACCCATAAGTGCATTAATAGACCTTTTTGCAACCATAGTTGCTACAGATAGCGTTGTCATTCCACTTGCAGCCTTTATAGCTAAAAACCTTTGCATTACTAAAGCTTTATTGTAGGCAAAGGTAAGACCTGTAACTGCTATGATTGTAAGCTTATATATACCAAACCATTTAGCTAGAGTTGTAATTCCTTTTATTATAGTTACTATTGTTTTACTATTTTTAGCAATAACATTAAAGAATGATGCTATATTTTCTATAGCACCTTGAAGTCCTTCTGAAAATCCTTTCATAACAGATATAGACACACCCTGTACTGCTGAGGTAAATTTCAAAAATGAACCCTGCAAAGTATCTCCAACAATACCTGCCATTCTTTTTCCTTCTCCGTTAGCTTCTTTCAATGAATCTCTTAATGCTAAAGTTCCATCTGCAGTAGTAAGCATTTGCTCAAAAGCTGCTGCTTGTCTTAAATCTACAACCTCTAAAATATCAGCCATATCCCCACCATCTGCTATAAACCCTTTCATAGCAGGAACTAACTCATCTAAACTATGTATAGTTTTTCCAAAGTTCATTGATAAATCTGATGTAGGGTCTTGCATTTTAAGCAATATATTTCTTAAAGATGTACCTGCAATAGATGCTTCAATACCTGAATCAGTAAGCTTTGACATCATAGCTGCAGTATCTTCAATAGAGAATCCTGCCGACTTTGCAATAGGTGCAACCTTAGTCATAGATGTACTCCACTTTTCAATATCCATAGCAGAACTTGCAAAGGAAACAGCCATAACATCTACCACTCTTTCAGTTTCACTAGCATCTAATCCAAAACCTCTTACTGCTGCCCCTGCTACCTGTGCTGCCCTAGCCAAATCAGTACCTGTAGCTGTAGCTAAATCTAGTGTTGCTTTCTGTGCATCCATTATTTCAGATGCAGTAAAACCTAATTTAGAAAATGCTAGTTGTAATTCTCCTACCTGTGTTGCAGTAAAGAATGTTGTTCTACCTAACTCCTCTGCAGAATCTGTTAATTGTTTAAACTCCGAATCAGTAGCACCTGAAACGGCATTAACTTTAGCCATTACAAATTCAAACTCTGAAAATGTAGTTACTACAGAACTTATAGCTCTACTTAAAAATCTGAAAGCTCCAACCACCACAGCTATAGCAGCGGCAGCCTTAACGAAAGATTTTGATAGGGAGTTGCTAGATTTTGTAGATGCCTTTGTAGCTTTAGTCGTTCCGTTAAGATTTTTATTTAAATCTCTTAATGATTTAGATTTATTCTTAACGACTTTAGCAGAATCACTATATGCTTTAGCTGATTTTCTGGTTTGTTTTTCTCCATCAGCAACCTTTTTTTCATAATCTCTCTGCTCCTTCCTTAAGCCTTGTAATTCTTTTTTTAAATCAGCAACCTTTTTAATGTTTTTTATCTGAATATCTATTGCTACCTTACTGTTTAATGCCATGTCTTTATTATCCTATTGTTAATTTAATTTCTGCCTTAATCAATTCTTTATTTATAATACCCTCAACCTCTTTAGTTATTGCATTTCCTATCCTTGAACTCATTTTTCCCTTAGCTATCTTGTGTTTAGTAATATCAATAAAAAAGTATCTTTTATATCCATAAGGAGGGACATTTCTATCTCCTGACTTGGTAAAATATTGTTCTTCTAAATTATTTTTTACTTTTTGAACAAACCTCTCTATATCACTTTCACTACTAAATGTTAGTTTTCCTCCTTTCCATTTCTCTTGAGCCCAATTATATATAGCGTTAAAAGAAGCTGTTACCCCTCCACTCTTACCATCATTAACAAGCCACATATATGGAGTGTCATTAGTAATCAAAAGAGATATGCTATCAGAGCCTGTTTTTATCGTATCTTTAAATCCATCATATAACTTTCCTGAAGCTATATGTTGTTGCTTTTTTAATTCTTTTCTAAGCTCTCTCTTTACATAAGGAGCTTCTTTTCTTAACGCATCTTCTATGAATTTATATTTACCCATTATTCAGATATTGTTTTAATAGGGCCAGGAGTATTCTTATACTGAGAATCAGGACTACTTATAGTTTCATTAAGCCTATTAAACGCTGAAGACAAAGAAGGAAACATAAATTCTTCTCTCGTTCCTTTAGAAGTAGATTCAAAAACCATAGTGAGGCTTGCTGCACATTTCAAGCAAAGTGCCCCTACCTTTGGAATCCTTTTTATAGAAAAGATAACCCCCTCCATTTCATTCATTGTAATTTTACTGTATGTTCCGTATAATTTTGAATCTACAGCAAAGACAAGGTTATCTGAAGAACCATTAAATGTAAATGTCTGTGAAAATATTAAATTCATAGGAGTTGAGGATGTTCCTGACGCATCTACTGTTTTACTCCAAGCACTAATCACTACGGATTCTTCAGCACACCCTGATGAACCTGTAGCAGATATATACCCTTGAATACTTTTAACATAGCCCTCTTGTGGAGCTATAAATTGAGAATGTTTAGATGTAAACTTATTACTATAACTACTTCCATCTACCAATATACTTCCTGAATTAACGCTAAACTGAGGAGTATGCACTTCACTAGACAGGAAGTCATTTGAACCACTCTGACTAGAGGTAAATCTCATTCTTACATTTTCCGACCATTGCATTGGAGCAGAGGTTACTAGATCAAAAGTAGTGATAGTATCTAACCCTGAATTGAGCCTAGTTCCTGCTCTTGTTACATTCCTTGCGTTTAAATTTGTTGGCATTATATTGTTGTTTTAATCATATATAGTATATTACCCATCAGAATTATTATTATCCAAAATAGGGCCGCTACCTACAGGATCACCCCCTCCACCTCCAGTAGTTCCATTATTATTTATCCAAATTGCTGAATTTGACAATGCACTTCCACTCTTAGGACTATATTGATGTAGCTCTACTTTTGTAGGGGTGTTTAGGTGTGGAGCATAATCTAAAACCTTAATCAATCGGTAATAGACTCCATCAATATATACCATTTTTCTAAAGTCAAGCTGCGTTATGTCGGATATTTTTAAATCTACATAGCAAATCCTTACTTTTGGTTTGTCTATCAATCCATCTATCATTGCCTGATAATACCTAGAGTAAAGACCTAACCCTGTCGCACTATCACCATAAGTATTAGAAGCAGCATCATAATCTCCAGCCCAATAATCCCCATAAGACAACCCAAATTGAGTGGTATAATTATGTCTATTTATAAATGTTGCTGAAGTATAAAATGAATTAGTAAAATCCCCAGTAGGAAAACTTAAATAATTGTATGCTGTAACATCAGAAACCTGAACTGCTTTTGCAGAAAATTTACTAGAAGCAGGAGCCGCAGGCAATGACTCAACCCAAAAACCCTGCCATATTGGGTCGTTAATCGCAGGCATAATCATTTTGTTATACAGTAATATTCTAGGCATAAAGCCATATCCTTTTGGAGATGAGATAGCGGTAGAACTAGTCCACATTGCTGCAGAATAGAAATTATTAGCATAATTATCTTTAGTAATTCCCCACCTATTATGAGAATCATAAGTACCTGCGAAATAAGGATTCTCAAATTCCTTAACTCCTGAAGGATATGTTTGGCCTAAATCTTTTTGATAAGGATATATATCCCCTAGGCTGTCAAAAAACTGCTCACTCATGTCATTTACTCTCCAATCAGCAGAATCTAACTTATATTTAAACACAATCTTTCTTGAAAAAATGTTTTCAATGAAATGTTGGCCATCTGATTGATTCCTAGATAACTTCCAAGTCCAATCAATAGCATCTGAAGGGGGTAAATAAAAATCATTATAAGGCTCTATATATACTGTTTTTTCTGCTTCTACTGTATTAAATTGAAGGTTAAAACAATGAGCTACTCCCTTCACGAAATCAATTTGCTTTTGGTCGGCAGGAAAAATATCTTGAAGGTTATATTCCCCACCATAAACAGGGACTTGTTGGTCATACATCTCTATCATTACTGTTCCATTTGAGCCATACCAATTATTAAGGGTTGTACCCCATAGCATCATCTTGAAAGCTAAGGTAGTTGAACCTGTATAATTGTCTTCTGGGCTTTCAACCTGCATATAATTATTCATTAACAGTTCAAACCTTACCTCATCTCCTTTATTAAAGTACCCAATATATTCAGTTGGGTCTAAAGTTTCATATATAGCATAAGTCCCTGTAGGGCCTGCTCCATTAGCATCTAAAAACCCTGTAAGCTGCTGACCTTCACCATCAGGGATAGTTTCTCTACTGCAATAACCTGTTTCCCCTACAGTTTTACATTGAACCCCTATTTTTGCAAAAAACTGAATCCCTGTCTGTGACGAATTAGTAAAATTTCCACTCCCTGACCAATCACTTGACCCTCCTGTTCCTGAATGTCCCTGAAACTCTATACCCCACATGATGTTTGAGGTGGAAAACTTATAATACCCTGCGACTGGTATATTCCAGCCTGTAAATCCTGATCCTGTAAATACAGTAAGGTCTTGCTGGAGTGTTGCTCCTTGATTTACAATAACACCAGTAGCAGGTTGAAATCTAGCACTACCCGCTCCACTACCACCATAACAGAGACCCCCAAACTGAAGTGGACATTCAGGGAAACCAGAGTGCCCTCCTTGGGTATTGCCATTATTCTGAACGGAAATACTATCCGTTAAAGTTTCATTAAGAAATCTAAGATTAATTGCAGTTGCCGGGCAACTAGAATCATCTTTAAAGTTACCTAAATAACTATTAGCTTGATATCTTTGGTCAGGATTATTAAAAAGAAAATTTGGACTAGCATATACTAATTTTTTAAAATCTAAAGTTTCCATAAAATTAGATGATACAGTATATCCTACATCTTCAAATATCTTCATAATCATATTATAAATCCACACCATTGGTCGCCAATCATTTACAGGATTTTTGCTGGTGTATGGGGTAGGAGCAAAACTTCCTCCGTTGTCTACAGCTCCATAAACTCCTGTTTGTGATGAGTTTGGTATACCAAAGTTTCCGTTATTAATCCAATCATATTCATATTTAGTCCTAAGCATTTGAACGGCAGCACCAAATTCATTACCTGTTTCGTTAGCCTGACCATAACTGACAAAAGGATAAACAACAGGAGATGTATTAACGGTATTAGTTCCATCTCTTTCTGTAGAACTCTCACAGCTATCTGCCTGCCAAGTCTTAACGATTTCTTTTGCTCCTAATTTAAGGTCTGTAGAGTTTGCGAGTTGTAAGTCGCTTAAATATTTTCCATCTAAAAATGTACTCCAAGCTAGATTATCTCCTAAAAAGGTAACATCATAATATATTGGCTTATTGTTTAATCTTTGTACTCCTTTTATTTGAAGCAATCCTACTAATGAAAATAAATTACCAACCAAAATTCTACATCTAAATTTTTCCGTTAGTATAGCCTCAAGATTATTAGAATTTGCTATATTAAGGTGTTTTAATACCTGATTGTTATTATTAGAAGCAGGGACTTGGAATGTCTTACTGTATGCTCCTTTTCTAGCATCAATATCTGAAGGGTCGTTTACCGCAAATGTAATTGCTAAAGGAAAATCGTCAGTTGTAGCAGCATCTAGCCTTCCCATAACTTTACTGTCATCAGCTATAGTTTCATATACCCTTATATAAGTTATCGTCATAGCTGAAGAACTATGTGCATAGAATCTTATCAGGTTAGTATTATATGCGCCTTGAACCCATTGCTTAGTAATGTGAGCATACTGATTTGTATTTCCGTCACACCCCAAACAAATATCAGTAGAATTAAACACCGTTACATTTGAATTTCCAATCCCATGATTAGCTAAGAGGAAAGAACCAGACCTATTGTAATCTTTAACTCCTACCTCTATCTCATAAGTCCTACCCTCTACAAGCGTTAATGGCTGCTCAAAGTAAGAGCATGCTCCTGCTGTTTTAATTATAACACCCCCTGATATAGACCAGTTTATAGAACAAGTAGAGCTGGATGGCTGAGTTAAATCCCAAATACTACTATTACTAAAATCCCCATTAGAAAGGATATTACCTCCGTACAAGTTTGGGATTCGCACATTATTTACTTCCTCTAAAATTTCTATAGAGATGTCATTTTTAGGCATATAGTTTAATTTCTTTGAGTTACAACTGCATGAGCATGAGTATATTCAAAAGACATTGTTGTAAGACCTTTTGCACTATCGTAAATATCTACTGATGAGTTAGTGATTATAATTGGGATATACTGCGTATTAGATGGAGTTCTACCATCCATATTACTTCCTTTTTCAATGTCTGATACAGACCTATAGGCAACATTGTAAAAAGTAGTTGATCCAGTTACCACATCAGTAGTTATCCGTTCTGTCCAAACATTTGGAGATGATACTATTTCTCTCAGCCAATCAGCCTTGAGTTGATTTAATGGTAAACTAGAGAACATTCCACTTTTAGTTGAATCTACATTAAGAACTTCTGACCCTCCATGGTAAACATCCCCTCCTCTCATTGTGTCTGACTGATAATTTCCTTTAGTCGGAGCATTATCAGAAGGATAAGGATTTGGACTTGTACCTGCAGAAACACCATAACCAACATTTCCAACTGCTCTAGGCTCTGGCCTTAATATAATATCTCTACTCGCACTATAAGAAACCTTAGTATCTCCTTTAAAGGTATAGGAATCTATTCCTCCTGCCTTATTCAGCCAATGCACCCTAAAATAAGGTACTTCGCTATTACCCCAATTTAGCCCCTTACACCTAATCTTTTTAGTATTTGTAGCATAATCAGTACTAAGCTCCGTATAATAAATCCCATTATAGTAAGCTCCTGTATTTTTGGTTACCAAGCTTCTATCTCGGTCTATCCTATACCATCTATATTCAAATAAGTTCGTCTTAGTTTCTCCTAGACCACTTCCTTGAGTGGTGGTTACAGTAACCCCTGAAATAGAGTAATAAGAAATCTCATCATTTAAAAATAAAGCATTTGCGGCATCAGCAGTAGCTCCATCAACATCTATCCTTCTCCTTGTATATGTTTCTCCACCATTCTCCCATATATTTTTTACTGCAGATAATTCATGTATACAGTTAGCATTAATAAAAACAGGAGATATATTTTGAACACATGGCCTGTAATGACTTCTAGGCCATACACCTGTAACTCCATTTATAGTTGTTTTTGGAATTAAGTTTTGATTCCAGTCATAAAGTATAGCAGTTCTTACAATTACACCACTAGCATCATAAGCGGTAACCCTTATCTGTGCATCTGCAATCAAGTCAGAAGTATTGGAACTACAGTATTTACAATCTTCAGGATTACCTTCTCCTCCTGGAGCTGTACCTGAATCGTAGTTATCATTACTCCAAATATTATAATTGTTTATATTTCCTTGAGTCCAATAAAGAGCTTCCATGTTCTCAGTCATTCTAATATCCTTAGTTACCATAGTCGTGCCCTTACTAGAAGACGAGTCATAATTCCAATTTGGAGCTAGGGATTGATGCTGCCTAGGGTAAGTATTAGAACACCCCCATCCACTATGGACAAATATACTTGCATGAGTCCATGGACTTGCAGGCTTATTGCTGTCAAAATCTAATGCACTATTTATTATACCATAATTAGATTCACTACTCAGTTGGCTTGCTGGAGTAGTAGCCTCCCTAATAAATCCATCACCATCAATAATTTCAGTTCTATACCGAACTCGTATTTTCCTGTATGTTCCATTTCTTGTTAAGATATAATTATCACTCCATACAGGTTGTGCAAGATTATCTTGCTGTCTAGGCCCTCCATTTAATCCGCCATACCTATAGTCAGTATAAGTCCCCTTTCCATGTGGCAGCAAACTATAACTTAACAAATCTCTACAAATCTCACTAATATCTACTGTAAATATATGACCATAAATACCAGCAACACCATCTCCCCCCCATATCCTATCTTTCTGACTTATATTTCTTATATCTCTTGATTTTCTTACAGAAGATACTAATGTCCATTCACTAGGGAATACAGTAGTGTCTTGTATTGAATTACATTGGTAAACATCAAAAATTACATTTACCACATCTCCATTACCACCACTAAAATTAAGTGCACTTGGCTCCTCAGCTTCAGTTAAAACTGGATTACAAATAACACTATGCACTATAGGATGATTTACACTCCATGTAGTTGAGTAACTCCCAGTAAAATTTCTTGCTCTATTTAAAGACGAAGCCGTATTACCAGCAGGGTCTTGTAATCTCAGTATAGTTCCATTTATTCCGTATGCCATATCTTAATATATTCTATATTTTTTATTTAAGTAATCTTTTACTTGTCCAATCTCAGGAGAGTTTAATGCTCTATTATAGATAATTACTTCTTGTATATATCCATTCCAATAATCCCCTACTATTCCTGACTCTATAAACCCTACTCTGAATGGAGCTAAATTAAATCCATTAGCATTTGAATATAAAGGAACATTGACTGTAACTTCAGTACTGTTATTGTATTGAAGATAAAAGTCAGTATTTTTAATACTAGCACGACCTATGTGAAGACTTGTTCCTAGATCAAGATTGGTGCTAGTTATCAAACCGTTATTTCCTGTATCATCTTTCGCCTTAAAATAAAGCCTACCATTTGAAGCTATTCCAAAATTCAACCTATCACTACCTCCACCTGCCGAATCTCTATACCCTACAGCTCTTTGCGTGCTTACTGTCAAGGCATTAGATTTTCCAACATAAAAAATAGTTAAATCGTTTCCTGTTAGCGGACAGTTGTTGTCTGATACTAAATAATCACTTGTTCCATTAAATTCAATTCTTGTTTTGTCTGACCCACCACCATAAGTATATCTTAATGGCTGAGAACCTGAAACTGATTGTGATATACCATTCCCATCACCTGATCCATCACCAATAGCACTTACTTTTTTAGTAGGGATGCTAAATGTAACATTACTGTCTGCTCTTAACCAAGAAACTAAGTCCTCAATTTGATTAGGATATGTTGATTGAGGTCTAAAGCATTTACTTAAAACTCTCCAACTGAAAGTCATTTTAATCTGAAGTAATTGGTCGTTAGCCACTTCTTTGTTCCTTTCTAAGGTAACGCTTTCATCTTCTAAAAATGCAAGAATTGGAGCATTAGCTTGGTAGTATTTTAAGAAATTATCTAACCATTCAGTAGATAAATCTTGCAGGTTTTCCCACCTTTGGTCTATAGCTTCGTTTGCTTGCGCTGTTCTATTGTATAAATCTGAAAAATAAATCTCAAAAGTATAATTCTCCCAACCATTATTTAGTCCAACTTCAGGAAATACTGATGTTGGCGGTGTAATTAGTAATGAAGGGTACTGAGTGTTGTGATTATCATTAAACTCCTCTGTATATCCAAAAAACTTATCTCCATAAGTCCATTTGGATTTCATTACTGTTACTATATCTGTTAATTTTATTGCCATATCTTTAGCTTACTTTATTTGGATTAGATATTTTCTCACTAACCTTTGATTCATACTCATTTTTAGCTGTTATCCAGCTTAAATAAGTCAATACTTTATATAAATTAGTATCTTTAACGCTGTCTATTCCATTTTTACCTTCACTTTTAAAAACCCCTTTCTCTGCAAGAACATAAAGGCTATTTAACCATCCAAATGGCTTTATATAATTATTATAAAGCCCTTTTGTTTTTACTTCCATCATAGATTTGCTTTTTTCTCCGAATATGTATTGAAAGTTCTCTGCAATCTTCTGCTTTGATTGGTCAAAAAAAAAGCGAACTCCATAACTGAGTCCATTTTTAAGTTTTTAAACTTTTCGGTTTTTGCGGCTATTAAATCTTCATCATATTCTTCCCCTATTCTCCTGCATAATATAGCCATCTGCTCAGGAAGAATATCATATCTGCCATTTTGCATGCCATCAATAGTCATATCAAGCTGAGTAGATTCAATAAAATCACCATAAGTATTTTTCTTTAACATTTCAGATGGAAAATAATAAGTTTCATCCTCAAACTCAAACGACCTAGCTCCTGTAGGCTTATATTCTTCCGTAAGAACACCTAATGTGTTTATAACTTCAGTAACCTGATCCATATCTACTCTTTTCATATCTTCCTTTGAAAGACCTGATAAAAAACTGAATATTTCTCCATTTAAACGAATCTCATCTACAATTTCAATATTTCCTATTATTTTTTTTAAATCCTCCTCTCCTTCATATTTTTCTTCGTAATGAGTTTGCTGCAATTTATTTCTTTCTTGATGTTTTTGTATTATTCCTGTGAGTTCTGCCCAATAAGAAACACTCATATCTTTCCACTCCGTAGGTATATCAAATTCAATCCATTCTTCTTCTTCATTCAATCTAATCGTTATGCTCATTTTTTTTTATTAATAGTTAATAATTCTTTCTGTAAGGTTTCTTTTGTTTGTATGTCCTGAAGTATGTCTGTTGTTTCTCCAATAAAATCAACGGTTGTTTCAAATAGTTCTTCGCTTAATTCATCAATCGCACCTTCATTGGTGTCATTTTTGATACCTGACAAAAAACCCATTGTAGCGTAAAGCATTAAATTTGGAGTCATATATGCCCATTCATTTCTCCTGCTTGAAGTTTTAACAATTCTATTAAATGAGTTTGTATAATTTATAATATTTTTTATTATTTCATTAAAGTCTATGAATTTTTGAACAGTATAGTCATCAGTAGCCTCAAATACTGTAGATTTTACAAAATTTACATATTTCTGTAAAATTTCTTCATGCTTTTTATTTAAACTAGCTAATTCCATTAGATTATTCTTAATATTTCGCAATTATATGATTTTTTTTTATACTACACTAGAAGTTTTAAGAAATCAGGCAAAATAAACCACCTTACTTCCACTCCACATATTTTTAGTTATAGCCATCACTAAGCAATCCACCATATCATCATGTTTTGCTGATGGAAATTTCACTAACTGCTGTACAAATTCCTCGTTCCATTTCCCATTCAATAAACTTACCCTTCCTGACTCTAAAGAAGCAGAAATATCTTGTACTCTTGCAACCTTATCTTTAGATGGTGGCTTATCTTCTCTAACATTAAGCCCTGTTTCTTTCTTTAATGTCTGAACTATTGACTTTCCTGATGCTTTTGGCTCTACATAAATCCTACTTCTATTGGAATATCCGTTTTTCTGCACCCATTGAGGTATAAATTTTACTAATTCAGGAAATTCTTTATATACATTTACACAATCTATTATCTGCCATTTATTATCTTTGAATATATAAGCTAATAAAGCTGAGGGATCATTCTTTTCGCTAGAAGTATATGCAGGGTCTATAACGAAATCAACTGTTACTTGCTCTCCAACATCTATCATCTTAAATTTATCAATTTTTAGCCACTCTGCTTTTATCATTCCAGAGTTTAAAGGTGTGGGAGTTTGCATAAGTTGCCCTGCATATCCATAACTACCTAATGCTTGCTTATAATCATCTAAAATATCTCTACTAAATCTATCCGACCAAAATAATCCATTCTCATCATAATTTGATTCTAATATTTTAGGCTTAACATCATCTGAAAGCTCTGCAGGTATGCAGATGTGTTGATATTTCAATCTACTCTCATTACCATACAATAAAAATCCACTCAAATCGTTATCGTGTATTCTTTGCATGATAATTATTCTAATTCCTGTTAAGGGATTGTTAAGCCTTGAGTAGAATGTTGTTCTATACCATTCGTTAGCATTTTCTCTTTCTATTTCTGATGCAGCATGTTGAGGAGATACAGGGTCATCTACCAATAAGAAATCTCCACCCTGTCCTGTTACTGTTCCTCCAACGGATGTAGCTCTCCTTACCCCAAGAAAATTATTTTCGTATCTTGATTTTAGATTCTGATCTTTTTTGATATGAAATAAATCCCCCCATCTTGATTTAAACCATTGTGAGTTTATTATATCTCTACTTCTTGTAGAATGTTCTATTGAAAGTTCTGCAGAATATGATGCCGTTATAAATCTGAACTTAGGGTTCTTTATCCAAGCCCATACTGGAAACATAACGGTAACTAAGAGTGATTTAGTTGAACGAAATGGGATATTAATTACAATATCTCTGGTTTTTGGTTTATTGGCTATTATTCTCTCTGCTTCCTCTTGTAAAATATCACATAGATATTTATGATGCCAATTAGTAGAAAGCTCAATGCTAGGTTCAACAATATGCCAAGCCTTTTGGAAAAATTCATAAAATGATAATTCGCATAACTTTTTTTCTAATGCAAATTTAAGTGCTTCATCAGCTATTGATTTCATCAAGTTTTGCTCTTAGCTCCTCAATGGTTACATCATCATTTAATTCAATTTTGACTTTCTTGGTTGTGTTATCGTTTATTTCAGAAGATGTAAGTTTTGGAACTGTATAGTTAAGTAGTTTTGATACTGCGTTTATATAAGCTTCAGGATTTTGGTCAAATAATTTATCTAATGCCATTCTTATTTTAGTAGAATGTCCTTCTAATGCCCAAGTTAGAGCATTTCTACTAATTTTATTAACCACAACATTATTCTTCTCCCCTGCCTTTCTTCCTTCGGTATTTATCTTCCCCCCATTTGGAAAGAACTTTTCAGAGGTTTCTTTGTAAGGATTAAGTTTGTTAAGATTACTTTCTCTTAATTTATATCTTTCATCTTCACTCATAAATTATTTCAATTTTTTTATAGCACTTGTTATTCTATCTATATATTCATCAAGCTCATCATCTAACATTGACTTAGTTAGTTTAGCATATTCTCTTTCTAATTCATCTTCCTCTTTTTCCTCCTCATCATCTTCTTTTTCTTCTTCTAGCTCCTCCTCCACTTCTTCTTTTTTATAAGTAAATAAAAGTGTCATTGATTCTTCTTCTTCTTTTTCTACTGTAACTAAAAGCTCCCCTTCTTCGTGCAGAACTTCCATTTGTTCTTTAGTAAAGTTATAAGTCCAATCTACATCTACAGGTTCATCTGCTTGAGGCTTTAAAGTTTCTTCAAGATAAGTATCTTGATTTGCTAATTGACAATCTTCTAGGGTTTCATAAAGACATTCGCCTGTTTCTCCCCATTTATATAATCCTTCTTCGCATTGTTCGCAAGGCATAATTTCTATTTTTTAGTTTTTTTTATAATTTTTTTTTATGATTGTGTACAATCTGAATAAAGTATTGCACATCCTGTAGCGTGTCTATCATCTATCTTAACATAAGTTATATCCGCCATAATTTCAACTCCTGCTGCATATTTTTTAGGCCTAAGTGCTGTGCCTAGTTTTTCATAATCAGCAGTAGCCATATTGTCTGCTTGAAAATCAATAATTAAAGTTTCAGTCAAGAAAACAATTTTCCAAGCCTTAGTAAGGGTAAGCAGAGTATGAGCATTAAATATATTAGCATCCAAAAGCCTGCTATTCTCTATGGTAAAACTACTCCCACACTTCCCATGAGCTTCATAAGCCAAATCTGCACTCAATATAGGAGCCGCGTTATTGGTGATCATTTTAGGTGGATTGTAAATTCCCATAATTTTCTTTTGCACAAATAAAGGAATTTATTTTACATATCCTACGAAACTTTAAGAAGTTTTATTAACTTATCTTTATTCATATCTTTATCCTTGTTTTTATCTTTATCTTTAATGGTATAGCATACCCTTAACATACCCTATGTTTACTTTCACCTAAATGTAACTATTTTCCACTCCTTTCCATTACAACTACAATCCATTTCACTTTCCTTCCATTCCTTTCCACTCCTTTCAATAAAACCCATTTCAAATTTTTTTATAATTTTTTTTTGCTTCCAAAAACTTCTGAATATTCCATTTTATTTACTATACCTTTGACTTCTTATAGAATATACTGTTGCTCATATCGCAACTAGCATATTTGATAACCTTCCTCCCACTAAAAATACATATTATGTTTAAATTCAAGATTGGTAAAATAACCATACAATTATTACCTCCTAAAATAACTTGGAATATATAATTATGAAATTGGATTTAGATTTCTTGCGTGTATGTGGAGTTGCTCAAAGATGTAGTATATGGAAAATTACGGAATTTGAAAAACCCCTTTTTTTATATCCTTTTAACCCTTTTTTTATTCAAAACATCATAAAACAAAACAAAATACTGTTTTTTATTGCTAAATGATAACTTTTTAAATCTTTTTGGCTGAAAACTTGCGTATAAAAAGAAAAAAAGCAGCTAATTAAAAGAGTATTATCTAAATTCTTTTAACTAACTGCAATTAATTTTTAGCAACCGAATAACAAAACAATAATAAATAAAAATGCAACTGTAAACTCGTTAAATGGTATTTTGTCAAACTGATTAAAAGTATCTTATCATATAAAAATATATTAGTTTTGCCCACTCTTTAAAGGTGGTAAGCGTTAAACCTTTTACTGTTGGCTTAAGTCGTGAGAGTAGTGGCTTTCTCCTGTATGATTGTTGTAGGTTGTATTCCCTATCCTTGCTGTATCATCTCGTTCCTCTATCCATACACCGCACTCATCACACAGATACTCCTGCTCTACTTCTGAGTAGTGTATTTCATCTTCGTGGGTTCTCTCCTCACAACAATCACACATTGATCCGCTATCGTTCTCATCTTGTCCCTCCGTACTTCTACAACAAATAAAACTATCATCTCCTGAATTAGAATCTATAAACCATCTGCCCGAATTTCTTCCAATGCTTTGGAAGGTGTCGCTATATGGGAAACTCTCAAAATCATCAGCATCAAAATCCTTTATTATTGGCTTCAATAAAATACATTCTTTACTTCTTTCCGTTTCTCTTTCCGTTTCTTTGCCTTCTAAATCGGTAAGCGTTTCAGTTATTACCTTACGCTTAACATCTCTAAATATTTCTACATTAAATTTTTCTTGTATCTCTTTTACTTGTGTATTATCTAATCTATCAGCAAAAGCACAACCAAAACCAAACTGAGGCGTTTCTAATGTTTTATATGTTTCCCTTTGCTTATCCATTAAGTGCTTTAATACTTCAGCAATTAACTTCTTTTGATAATCCTGCCGTATTTCATTATCTCCATTTATTGCCGATTGTTCGTATGAATTATCTAGCCAATAATTATTTGTTTCTTTATCGTGCCAAAGTAGTGAACGCATTAATATAGAACCTTCCGTATCTTGTATGGTTGCTAATTGTAGCCCCTCAGTCCTTGCGTACACCCTGAACCAATTTTCAGAACTTCCTGACATACACCCAACAATACTACTATTTATATTGTATTGTTCGCAAATATCTGAACCGCTAAACAAAACTAATTTACTTTTTAAATTACTTATAAAGTCCTTTGTGAATTGTTCCGATAAACTATTAAAAAGTGTTGTCCTGTTTGTTGGTGCTATTATCATAGAATCTAAAAATTTGCTAGGCTTAACGGCTGTAAAGTATTTGTTTCTTTGCTCTGGATCATTCGGCTTTAACTTAAAACCCTTTATATTTTCTTTTAGTCCTTTTATTTTATCGGCTTTTATATAACTTATTTTTGTGCCGTTTGTTGCCATTCTTTTTATATGTAAATAATCTTTTTTAAAGTCCTTATTAATTTTAAAGCCTAAATTTGCAAAAATTAATTGGTAATCCTTTAATAATTTGTTGAGTGTTTTTGTTTTCATTGAATTTTTATTTAGTTTTTAGTTAATAGTAAAAATATAAATTAGTGCCTGAAACTCTTAATTTCATCTTGTCGCATAAATTGTTTCTAAATGAATTGTCTTTGTTCATTCTTTTTAATTGCTCTTTAATTGCAATTTTGTGGCTTAATTGCTTATGCTTTTTTAATAGCCAGTTTTTGTATTTTGTTTTTAATGTTTTCATCTTTTTAATTTATTAAGTTAGTAAAAATTATAATTATTGCCGCTGCAATTAGTAGGGCTGCTCCTGTACCGATTACAAAAATTAAACCCTCGCATATTACATCTGAAAAAGTTTTGTTTCCTGAAAAGATACTTTTCTTTTCTCTTTTATAGTTGTTTTTGTATGGTGGTATCTTGATACCTTTGGAATTTACACAGTAAGAAACTGTATTTTTTTGGTAGTTTGTCATTTTTTTGTTTTTTAAAGATTAGTTATATAAATTATTATTGCTATAATTGGAGAACATAAATAAAAGTAGTTAAAAATTTTCTCTCCTGTTGTTTGTTTTGTTTTATACATAATTATTTTTTAAGGTTATTTAATTGCATTTGTTTTTGTATTACTAGATTTACATTGGTGGACTGTGCTATATAAAACACTTGTCCGCTTGGCTTTGTTTCTTGTAGGGTGTAAACTCTTGCCCCTCTTTCGTTTGTGCTAATTACTATTTTCATCTTATAAAGTTTTTATTATGTCTTATTGACACTGCAAAGATAACAATAATTTTAATAAACAATACAAATTATTTAAAAGTTTTGATATTTAGAATGATTCTAAATAAGAGATAATTTGTGTATATATAGACCGCGAATAGTAAATTTTTTGAATTGACAATATAAAAAAGCATTTATTTTTTATTATGTTAAATTATGAAAATCTTAAAAAATCTCAATGGGGGTGGGGTAGTAAATCTCTCTATATACAGCCCTAGCAGTTTCAGGGCTCCAGCAGTTTCAGGGGCTTTGGCAGTTTCAATAGGTTCAAAAAAAAAATTTGTCAAAAAAAAATTTGAAAAATAAAAAATAAAAAATAGTTTTTTAATATACAGCCCTAGCAGTTTCAAGGGTGGTTTGTACTTATATAATAGTGGATCACTAATGCAACATACTCTCAGGATTTTCGTATAAAAAAAATAGTCAGATGCATTATGAGCACTCTGACTGTTCTTTAACCAACTAAAACAAGCTTTATGAAGTTGCTTTCTATTTAGAGTTTTATATATGTTTTATACCTGAGTATCTTATTTATGATTGATTGGCTTACAGCGTACTTAATGGCTAACTGCACCTGCGTATATGTTCCTGTTTCATACTCTAGTCTAACCATCTGAGCTTCCTTGAATGTGAATTTACGCTTTGAATAGCCACCACCTCTACGGTCTTTCCTTTCATATATACTTATACTCATATCTTTTTATTAAAGTAATCATCTATTGTTTGCATACTCTCATCAATGCCTTTAGTAACCCTGGCACAATACCCCTGTTCGTTTAAGTATGCTATCCATTCTTTCTGCTCTTTGGTTGGGTAGGATTTCTTATCCTTTTTTATTTCAAGGAACAATCCATGATATACCCCCCCCCTCCTAGTACCCCCCTCCCCATCTATCCCCCTCTCCATAGGGACACAAATTTGTAGATCAGGGAATCCCTTTACATATCCTGTAGCCTTAGCCTTGACAGCTTGCTTAAAGGAAGTTCTTATACCTCCTAAACTAGCACAGTACCAAGCTTTAGGGTACTTAAGCTTCAGGTAATTTACGACTCCTTTTTGTACTTCTTCTTCTTGATTTCTCAACTGTCTTTGATTTAATTAATCCTTTGATTTCTGTACGCACATCCATCATCTTGTTGTAAACTTTAATCTCTAGTGTGTCTATATCAATATTCAGCTCGGTCAATTCCTCTTGAATTTCCCTTACTCTTAAGTTAAGATAGATGCAATAAAAACTAAGAGCAACAAATAATATAACTACCATAATAATAATTTTTAATAAGTTGTGTTTCCATATTGACCCTCAACATAGATGCTTTTAAATATAATATCCAAATCTTTATGCTTTGATTTAATTCTCGTAATTATCTTTTCCATTATTCTTTCATCTTTCTTTATCAACTCTACATCATTAGTTAAAGCAAATGTATCAATTATTTTAAACTGATGCTTCCTTAACGAGTTTTTCTTACGGTAACCGTACTCTATGATAACCCTATAGATAGGGCTAGACAATTCTCTTTTCTTTATCATACTCTAAGACGGTAATCAACTGCTCTTTGTTATGAAGCTTCCTAGCTTTATTCCCATACCTCTTAGCGTTAGCCTTGCTATACTCTGATGGTTTGTAAACTAACTTAACCTCTCTTACTAATTCTTTTGAATCAAACTTAACCACCCATCTGCAGGTACTACAATGGTCGGCTCTCTTTAAGTGTGTTAAATAACTCATATCTATTGTGGTAATTCTCTTACTGATTTAACTGCATGTTTAATATTCGCTTCTTCAATTTTTTCTAGCTCAAATTCTAAATGAGCTATAGCTTTAGTGATACACTCAACAGGAGATGAGTGCTTCCTCTCACAACGGAGCAAATATGTCGTGGCAGTTCCGACATTATACGATAAATCAAATCCTGACACAACCTTCCTTGCTTCATATCCATTGCTACCTATGTAGTAATGTGGTATTCTATTATCCTTCATCTGAATGATCTTCTTCTTCCCTCCATTTTTTATTACTTTTCATTTTAAAGTTTAGTTCTTTAATGCGATTTTTTAATAGTGGTATCTCTAATAATAATGCCAACACCACAATTACTGCAATAATTTTAATCATATTTTTTTTGTTTTTGTTTTCGTTGATTCCAATAATGTTTTCTTTTTACTTCTAATTCAAACTCGGTATTTATCAGGGAAGCAGATAGGCCTCCTTTATCTATGTCTGAGTCAATGTAATACCTAGAAACAATTATGTAGGATGCAAAATCCTTGTCAAGTAACTCTTTTAGTTTTTTTATCTTATCATCATAAGGTAAAGATAGATAGTATTTTTTATTCATAGCTTTTATTTCCTTAAACTTTCTCCTTTTATGAACACTACTAAGCATAATCTTTTTATTCTATCGTATATCCTCTCTCCGTACCTCTGCTTGATGGCTGCCGCATCTAAATTAGATGTTAGTAGTAATAGCTTCAGATCATCTTCAGCTTCAAATATAGCGTTTTCTACTGCATCTATCTTTGTTCCATAGTTATTAACTATTTCTTCAGTTCCTATGTCATCTATAACAATGAATGGACTAGCGTACTCAGTAACCTGATGAAGCTTACGAGCAGGGATAGGCTTAAGTATCTTTCCTTTCTTAGCGTTAAAAATTAAAGGCAATACTCCTGTTATAATAATTGACTTACCTCTACCACAGCTTCCTATCAGAAACAAGCCCTTACCTTGAGTGTCAGATAGCCAATGTATAATCGTATCGTATTCAGGTAAGTGTTTATATCCTTTAACTGTTTTATCTACTAGCATAAATGCTTCTTTAAATAAAGATAAGCACTCATCATAAGTTCCAAAGCTATACCTCTGATAATCTCTTACCTTTATATGAGTAGCGTTCTTTAATGTTTCTTCTAATGTTCTCATATTAAAATGTTGTATAATCTTTCCCTGATAATTCTTTTCTGCCTGTCTTATCTTTAACTGTATTTTTCTCCCAAGTCCTAACACAAGCTCTCCAGTCTTTCATTTTTACTTTTCCTACCATCCAACCTTTGCTTTCATAAAAATCTATAAATGTATCAGCACAGACCTTGTTTTTCCTCTCATTGCAATACTCATGTACATCCTGTACCGTAGGTTGCTTAAAACGCTTTATAATAGGCTTCTTGATGACTATACCATCCTTATCTAATAAAGACACTCCATCTATATCATTAGGGCTAATGCCTTTTATATTATACACATCATATTTATCTAGTGCTTTTATAACTGATTGGTGAACTCTTGAGTTCTCATTAAGAGAAACATACTGAAAGTCAATGAAGCTAGGAATGAACCATTTGTTGCCTCCATCAAATATTACTATATGACTAGCCATAACTCTAACTGCTTCAGCTTCCGTTACCTTGCTTCCAATTCTAATTGATGCTACTTCAAAATCAGTTTCCCATATCCCTGCATGAGTGCAGTCATCTAATATGTAGAGCCAAAATAGTTTATACTTAGGAGCTAGTCCTCTTATGAAACCCTTCTTCCATTTGTCTGAATCGGTCAATCTCTTTGCCATAATTATTTATTTTGATAGTTAGTTAAGTATTCGTTTACTATTGACTTATGCTTCATTGAGCCATCATAGTTATCTGATACATCCTCGTAATCAATCTCTTTAACTCCAAATGATTTATTCCAAGAGTTCATATCTTCTTCATTCTCATCAAGCGCCATTTCTATTTGATTGGAGTTAGGAACATCTTTCATTTCCACAAGAATGTCCGAGCAGCAATCAGGACAATATCTGCATTCCATAGTTTCATCCGTAAACTCACTATCCATTAATTCCTCACAATGACAATAGTAGCAACTCTCTATTCCTGTTTGGTCATCATAGATCACTTCTTTATCTCTACTTGATTGACCATTATTTCCATACCAATAACCTCTACTTGCTCCTGAGAAGTCCCCCCATTTACTCGTTCCATATCCATATCCGTATGATGTTGTAAATTGATACTCATATTTATTACAACCTAATTCATTTACGATATTCTCTATCATATCTAAACAATTATTAGCGTCATAGAACTCTACAATTTCAGTATCAGAATGGGGATCGTAATATCCACAACTCATATTAGCTACACATACACCTATGCCATTCTCTGCTAATTGACCTACATCAGTAATTGCTCCTGAAGTTTCTTTATATCCATGATGTTTTAATATCGGTGCTATAGTTTTGCTAAATGCTTTACTGAATAGTTTGCCTGATATATTATTTACAAAATCCGTAGAACCTCGTCTATCTCCTTGTAGGCAATACCCTACATCCTTAAACCATTCCATATCTGCAGCCATACTTCCAACGCATCCAATTTCCTCTGAATGAAAGAAGGCGCATTTTATAGAATTTGTATTCATTAGCATTTCTAGTGCCAACCATATACCCACCTTATCATCTCCACCTACACCCACTTGTTTACCTGATTCTGAGTTAAATGCAAATAAGCAATTATCATCATCAAAAACCTTATAGTATTTATGTATTTCGTGAACTGTATCTGTGTGTGCAACTATGCAGGGGTATGTATCTGCATGTCCCTTAGTCACATATATGTTGCTATCCTTTATTTCTACTTTTGCTTGAGGGACATTCTCTCTGCAAAATTTATGTATGTATGCTATCATATCAAATTCATTACCACTTGTGGTTTGAATTGACAAGACATCCATCAGTAATCTTTTTCTTTGTAATAATTGTTTATTCATAAGTGTTTTCTTGTTTTAGTTAATAGTTAGTTAGTTAGAGTTTAAGGGGAGAGCCTCATCATTTATGCGATAAATCGCTTAGGTCGTCTATTGGCTCTACTCCCCCTTAAATTCTATACAAAGATACGAATAATATCTGACACTACCAAATAATTTGGTAGTTATTTTAATATTATTTAGAAAGGTAAGTCATCTTCCTCCTTAACCTTATCTGAAGATACATCTTTAGGCGGCTCATAAGTGTTCTCATAAGCATAGTGAGTTGCTCCTTTCTCGGAAGGTTCTCTCCTTTCTGCTATTGTAATGTTTACCCAACCTCTCTTGGACATTTTTTGAAGTTCATCCATTTTGAAACTTGCATTGAATAATTCTCCATACTGCGTAGTTACTTTTTTGATACTACTTACTACATAATTCTTGTCTGCCATGATTTTGTTTTTTAATTTTTAATTTATATTCGTTTTTCTTTTCTATTAAACCGCTAAGCCTTTTGGCTAGGCTATCCATTTTTCTTTCAACTGAAAGGACTTCGTGTTCATAATAATTTTCACTTAAGTAAAACATAGATTCTATTTCTTCATAATTCTTTTTATATGATTTTAAAATCTTTACAAAGTTATCGTGAATTTTCATACTATGAACTATTGTTGCGTGGTTTTTATTAAGCATTTCTCCTATTTGGTGAAAGGTTAATCCAAAAACATTTCTTAATACACCGCAATAAAGCCTTCTAGCATCTATAATAGCTCTTTTTCTACTTCTTGACTCTATAGCACTCCACCCTAAATTATACCTTGATGATATTTCAGATTTAATTGTATGGTGTCTTTCTTCAGTTAGTTCTAGCTTATATCTATTCATTACTTATTGTCTTAGTTATAGAATCAACACCTGAGAATCCCTGCTCTCCCTCCACTATAATCATCTCAGATTTTAAATCAATCTCTATAATATCTATAATATCCTTAACACCTACATTTAGAAATTTAGCTATTCTTTGCATTTGGTAATATCTAAGGAAGTATGGATTGTCTAAATACTTCTCAATAGTTGATCCTTTAATATTTAATATTCTTCCAAATCTTTGTTTGGAAATTCCTCTTATTCTTAAGATAGCCTCAAGTTCATTTCTTGAGCTCCTTACATTCTCATAGTCATTTTTCATTTTAATAATATTTTGGTTTATTAACTAAATTTTTAATTAGATTTACAGGCACTAAAAAATTAACCTTGTTTTCAGAATAGAATTTTTTAACTTCACTTCCTAGCAGTTTCATTATATCATCTTCAACCACCTCTCCTAGAAAATTATCTCCATTCCATATAGTATAGCAAAATGCTCTACTGTGATTCTTATATATGCTAACCTTCAAACATTCCGTTTCTTCGCATTTCTTCGTACTGGTCTTTGGGGTCGGTTTTAATTTCATATTCTTTTATTTTTTTAATAATTTTATCTGCATCTATATCTGTCAGAATATCTAACGAGTTCATT